TCCCAGTTGGTAACTCTTGTATAATCATCATTATAAGAAAATACCTTTTTAAATTTATATATGCCTGACTCATTCTTTACATAAGCAAATATAGCCGGTTGGTTTGTCGGAGTCATGGAAACAGAAACATGTGTTGCTCTTACAGGAACCGGGATCGCATAATATTGAAGATATTCATCCGATGACATATCTCTATATTGAAGTGCTTCGTTTCCTCTCACGGCAACAACAGACCGCCTTAAAGCTGGCTTATTCCCACTAAAATTCAGACGCAGTTCAATCTCGTTAAAATTACCAAGTTCTGCTTCAGCAGCCAAAACATGCATATTGGCAGATGGATATACCCACGTATACTGATTATACCAATCCGTTACATTTATGTTAACGGTTGTAGTTAATCCATTATAACTAACTATCAGTTTTGAATTGCCCGGGGTGAGAACTCCGTTCAGACTATACATGGAAACAACTTCTCCCGGAGCCTGTGCCGATTCATAATATGTAACTGCAATATACTGCCTTACAGATTCTATTGTATCAATATTATAAACAATAGCTGATCCTTGGCTTGATATTGCTACAATCTTCGGATATTCAACACCAGACAATGCTGACTCCAGAGCATTATAATAATAACTCCCGTTATTGTCCTGCCATGCGACATGTGCAAAACATGCAAGCAACGCTAATTTGGCGGCATCCGTCAATCCCTGCCCAATTTGAATGAGTTTATCAGCACTCCATGTCTTGTCAGTATCACCCTCTCCGGCAGTGTCATCAATTTCTGTGGTTTCGCCAAACTCATAAGACGTAGCCTGACCGTTTTCGACTGTTTTAACTACAAGCGTCTTGCCGACATCTTCTGCTGTGGCGGCAGGTGAAAGAATGCTAAGTTTTACATCATGCTCTAAATCACGATCTTGCAGGTTCTCGATGTTCCCGTTTATGCCTTGAATCTGACTTTTAATGTCATTGATCTGGAGTTGTGCAGACGTTCCAGACGGTACCCCACCGATTTTACTGTTGAGTGTCTGAATCTGGCTTTCGACTGTGATTCCCGCCGGAAGTGATTCAACACCGATGGTGTCATGAATTCCTTCGATTTGAGATTGGACGGTTTTGCCAGTTGGCACCTCGCCAATAGCGCTCTTTAAAGCAGCAACGTCTCCCTGGATTTCATTAAGTTCCGGCCCCACTTTTGTGGGTGTTTTCGTTGTGTTTTCCCATGTGACGTTGGCTGTATGTCCGTCAGGAAGTTCGTATAATTCGCCGTTGTTTGTGACATAGCTCCCGGCTGCATTTCCTGTTCCTTCTATAAAAGGGGCGGCCACAATGGAGGCCACATTGGTGGCAGCTGTGTTTGCACTTGTCGTTGCTCTTTGTGCTTCTCCGGTCGCTTCTTCCATTGCACCAATCTGGGCCAGCAATTCGTAGATATCCGGGATAACATGCCCAGGGTCAATGATGGTATCCGTACTGGACCGGACTACATAGCCTGTTCCGGTGTATACCGTTGTTTTGGTCGTTCCGTTAATTACCCGGATAAACAGGGCAAAGGCTCCATATTCTGCATAGCAAGCTGCCGGGAGTGTGATTGTGGCAATGTTCCCAGATGCGCTGCCGGAAATGAGTACTGTGTCTTCTGTCGACCGGATGAAATAACCCTGTACGGTGTATCCTGTCAGGTCCTGTGCGACTCCATTGTTATATACCGAAACATAGAAGGTATGTGCATTTCCGTCCCCTGACGAAAAAATCCGTCCGAGGCTTTCGGTCTTTATGCCTTTTCCTATGTCCGTTATTCTCTGGATAATTCCCGAGGCTGCCATATGGGCATCACTCCTTTTCTGCTTTTTCTGTTTTGGCTGATTCTTCCTGCTCAAGTTTATTGCGCAATTCGGTCAGGCCGCTGTGTACCAGATACAGCCTTTTTGCGTTTTCCGCTCCACTCACGGTTATTATGTCGAGTAGTTTCTGCAATGCTTCGATTAGCTGATATTTATCCATTATGACTGTGCACTCTCCCCTAAAACTGCAAGCTGTGCTGTTGTTACTCCTGTTACGCTCCCGACGTTTACAAGCGTTCCGCTGGCATCTCTTACGGTTACCTGCTGATATGCCACCCCTGTTACAACTGTGGGACTTTGTATACCGAGTGCTGCTCCGTTGAGGATTAGACTGCTGGCATCAACGGTGTTTAGATAGCTGGTCCCTTCTACTGTCAATTCTCCCGTGGAGATGGATTCAGACATGGCTGTTTCCATTTCAATTCTTTGTGCTGTGAGCATTCCGACCGTGGCATAATCTCCAAGGTCGACCTTTGATGCTTTCAGCAGTATTTCGCTGTCATCTGGCCCGTCCCCGTTTATCTTCTTTATCAATATTCCGGCCTTCAGATTGTCGGAATCCCACAGGCCGAATTCTACGTTGTTCCGCTGGATCTTCAGTCCTCCACCGGATTTGATGACGAGGCGTTTTACTCCATGTTCGTCTGTCCTTACTTCCATTTCCCCGACAGCTGCCGTTATGGCGTCTTTCTGCTGATACAATGTCGAACCGATAACTTCGGAGAGCGTGTGTCCGTTTAGGGAGGTAATGTCTCCGACAGCGGTGGAGATATGGTCGGCTTGGATCCTCAGTTCGGACATGATTGCCTGTCCTATGGCCCCTTCCGGGGTGGATTTTGCAAAGGCCCACACACCCGTTTCTGCGTCTACGAATATTCCAGCATGATACAGGGTGTCGTTTACTTCGCGTATGTCCTCCATGGAGAGTTTCTGGTCTTTTACAACGCGCACTACCTGTTCAGCCGTTTCCTGTGCCCGTCTGGCGGTTGCTGCCATTCCTGCGGCTGCGTCCTGTAGTTCGCTTGCGAGTGTTACCCTTGCCAGCTTGCTTTGCTTTACCATGCTTGGATAGGACAATGTTGTGACAATTTCGTTTATGTATTTCCCTGTGTCCGGGAGGGCGATCCTGTACATTGTTCCAGGCTTGATCCGGTCCAGGGGTTCTCCCGTGATGGAATACAAATCGATGAGGTCCATCTGGATGGATGCCCGGGGCTTGTCCCTCTGATTCAGGTATTTCTGGCATCTCGCCAGTGCTTCTGCGTCTGTGATTTCATCGCTTGTAAAATCGAGATATTCTGCCGACAATCCGTATGTATCGATGTTCGGCGAGTCTATGTATCGACCGAGGCTGTTTCCCTGTCCGTCATGAACTTCTGGCAACTGTTCGCAGTATACCCTGGTGCACATATCGGATTCGTTATATGTGATTTTTACATTCTTTATGTTCCGTCCCATCCTTCCTTCTGCTACAGGCTGGACTGGAATATTCAGAATGTTTATACGCCAGGGGTACACGGTTTGGTCTAGTTCCATATAGCAATCAGGCAAGTCGCCCATCAGCTGTGTCAATAGATCCATTGCTTTCTGATGGTTTATAACATATTCGAGTTCTGTCTGTGGATGAACGGTTCCGACCGTCCATGGAGCAAACCCGGCGACCTTCGTCTGGTATTGCAGAATGTAAAAAAGAATCTGGGCTACAGTCCCGGAAAATGTCGTATCTTCTGTTGTGGTTGTCGTTTCTGTTCCCTGGGTGGTTGTGGTGACCACAGGGCCGAGCGGAATAATAATATCCTCCAGCATTACTATGGTGTTTTCAAAGGACACACTCTGTTCTTTTTCGTTCGTGTCCGTGATGCTGGAAACTCTGTAATATCCCGGCCCGGCGTCTGTCTCTATCATGATCAGGTCCCGTAGCTGGAGTTTGCCGTTCGGGACAGTCATTTTCCCGGAAGAAAGCAAGCCAGCCCGTAAATTCAAACTTAAATCTGAAGGAATAATGATTTCCTCATGTGCCAGGGTAGATTTGTTTAGTTTTATTGGATATTTCACAGGCTCACCCCTCTTGTGCTGAATGATGCCGTTACGGGACAGCTTGCCGTCAGGGACACCCAGTTTTCTGCTCCCCTTGTCAGCTTCAGGTCATCGCTGGATGTGTAGTATCTTTTGTTCATAATGGATCCTTCCGGTCCGTCAATGTGCAAAATATGCATTTTGTCGTAATACACACGGATTATTTGGCCTGTGGTTATGGACAGCCCCGATAACGTCAGAAATGTGGAATCTGCCGCCAGGTTTATCCATTCAAGCTGTGTTCCGTCAACCGCCACCACAACTTCCACGAAGGGGTCAATTATGGTCTTTTTGGCCTTCAGAAAAGCCCCTTTGTAAATGGTTCCCTGTTCGTTCAGGTCGGTGCTGGTAGCTGTAATTAGGCTTGTTCTGGGTGTGCTGTCTTCCCAGTATGGGAATCCGATACTTTCAAATGTTATAGAAACTTCATCTGTCCATTGCAGCATGGATCCGACCACCGGGAATTCGGTACATGTTACATATAGCCGTTTATCCGGCCTGTCTGAAAGTGTTAAATACCCATCAACGGCTGCCCATTCTGCGATCAGGTCAATATAACGCCTGTATATATCTGTGTCATATTCCCTGAGTTCAAAAATGATTGTAACAGAGGAGCTGTCGAATCTTTTGTTGGTTACTATGCTGCCATTGTCCAAGGCTTTGGAGTGCCTGGTTACTGTCATTTTGGGAGACGCGACCTGAATGTCGCGTATGTATATGTTCGGCGCAACGGATGATAAAGCTATATCGTTTAAGATGGCTTCAAATCTACTATGCATATCTCAGGTCCCTCGCTCTATCATATATGTTTTGGGACACACGTTCGGTTACCACATCGCCGACCCGTTCTCCGTTCATGACCACTTGCACACCAGACATGGCTTGAAGAATGGCCCCGACTACCATGTTTGCGAATCCTGCCATGTCAGGTGTATTCGTTCCTGACCTGTAGTCTTCTGCTGTGTTTGCTGCCAGAATGGCTTCTCCCTTGTGAAGTTCTGCTTTGTATCCGTTATTCGGCACATAGGAGAGACCAGCTGCATGGTATCCTTCCGTGTTCCCGGTTTCCGTCGTGCTTTTCGCTGTTCCGTCTTCAATTTCAGATCTCAATACTTCAATTGTTACGGTCTTTTTCTCCGGGATGGAGTCGACCTCATCCTTCAGCTTTCCTGCTTCTGTTGTGGCTTCTTCAGTGGTACGCATGAGATTCGACAGGCTCTCGTTTACTGCCTGTTCATAGGCAGCATAAGAATCCAGGGCGTTTTCATATTGTTTTTGTGCTTTTTCTGCTTCTTCATCGTATTTTTTCGCCTGGTTGAGTGCTTCCTCCCATTTATCCCCCATTTCGCCAATGTTTAAGGCTGCCTGGTTGAGTGCTCTTTCCTGTTCCGTTGCATTTTCTGCTAAGTCTTCACCGCCAACGCCACCAAACCAACCATTATCCCATGCAAAGTTGAGGAGGTTTGTCACTGCATTTCTGTAATCATCAATGTTCTGCTCCAGGTTGGTAAAGTCGAATCCAGCGAGGTCTGGGTTCAGTTCTGGGTTTACCTGACCTTGTACAAGTTGGAAATCAGCTACAAAACCTCTTACTTTAGCTCTTTCTGCTGACGCATTCAGCCTTGCTTTTTCTGCGTTTAGTGCTTTTTCACTCAGAAGTTCCTGCTGTTCCTCCAGGGCTTTCATCATGATTCTTTCTTTCTGCTGATCCCGGAGTGCGTTTATCTGGTTCCTGATTTCCTTTGTGTTCCCTTCCAGAAGTCCAGTTTCTTCCTTGACGTACTTGTTCAGGTCCGGGTACATTTCCACAAGTTGCCTTGTATACTCCTGCCAGTTCGCTCTGTCTTCGTCTGTGATCCTTTCTTTTTGCTGTATTTCCTCGATGGAAGATATCAGGCCCTCTGCCATCTTTGCCTGTGCATCTGCTTCGATAATGGCATCATGGGCGGTTTCCTGTATTTCTTCCAGCTGAGTCTTCAGCCTGTTTTCACTGGCACCAGAAATAGCTTCGGTAAGATCGCCCATCCATTTTACAACGGTGGGGAGCATAATTGCCGCTAGCGTTATGTATGTGCCAAGGGAGCCAAACTGGGACACAAAAGGTTGAATTTTGGAGGCAATCATGAAGCCAAACAGAATAGTGAAAAAACTTTCTACTTCTTCGGCGTGTTTCGTATCTGTCAGGTATTCTATCGCTTTTTGAATAAGGCTCAGGCCATCTGCAAGAACGTTCAAAAATGGCACATCCGATTTTTGAAATTCCTGCTTGAGAACGCTGATTACGTTGTTGACCCCTTCGCCAGCCACACGGATTGCTTCAGCCAGTCCTTTGTCTTCAAAGGCTTTTTGTACCTTTCCGACTTCTTCAGTTGCTGTCTGGACCATTTCCCGGAGCGGTTCCGTCATCTTTTCAGACACTGCCAGTCGCAATCCATCCAGTGCGCTTTCCAGAAGTGTCCTGTCCCCAGCGAGGTTATCCAGCTGGGTCGCGGCCATTCTTTCTGCTGCCCCTTCTGAATCGTCGATGTATCCAGTCAATTCGTCCCATCTGGATTTTGCCGTTGCCAGATATGCTTCTACTGCTGCCAGGTCTGCCCGATTGAATATCTCACCCAGGATCCCTTCTTTTTCGGTTACGCTCATTCCCTCGAGCGCAGAGTCAAGGTCAGCGAAGATATCCATTAACGGACGCAGTTCACCTGTTGTCGTGTCTTCTACCTGTATGCCCAGCCTTTTGAAGTGTTTCATTGCTTTGTCTGTCGGATTCGTCAGAGAAAGCAACATATTTCTGAGTTTTAGGCCACCTTCGGCACCCTTGATGCCGTTGTCGGCCAGAATACCGAGTGCTGCATCCAGCTCTGTGGTACCGCCTGTCAGAAGTTTGGCGGTACCGCCTACTGCCAGTATCGCTTCGCCCAGCTGTTCTACGCTTGTGTTTGATTTGCTGGACGTAACCGCCATTTTGTCAATCTGGGCCGTTGTTTCTTCGGTTGTCAGGCCCAGAGCCGAGGCCGCATCCGTCACCATGTCCGAGGCCCTTGCCAGATCCATGTTTCCTGCTGCTGCCAAGTTGAGCACGGTCGGCAACATTTCAATACTCTTTTGGGCGTCATATCCTGCAAGAGCCATAAAATTCAGGGCTTCTGCTGCCTGGGTAGATGTAAAAGCCGTAGTTGCACCCATCTGCTGTGCAAAGTCGCGTAGTGTCCCAGTGAAGTCTTTTGTCCTGATTACTTCGGCATCAATCTCTGCATTGGTTTTCCCCATTGTTGCAGCGACCTGGGACATTGCCTTATCAAAACTCATTCCGGTTGCCAATGAATCAGACACAAACCTTTTTGCAAATCCCGTTATATTTCCGGTCAGTCTGCTCATTGCGTTTCCAATGGTGTGAACGATTCCGTTGAATCCGGCAGCGAATCCTTCACCGCCTGCTTTCGCACTGTTTAGTGCGCTTAAATATGCCGATGTATCAAGGGACAATGATGCGGATAAATCGAATACATTCATGCGGTTTTCCCTCCTTTCAGCTTTGATAAAATAGCGGTTTTTATCTCTTGTCCGGTCCTGTTATCTACAGGTTGTGCACTTCCTGTGATGATTTCCAAGTATGACTTTGTTCCGAATTCTCTGTAGTGGGCTTTTGCAATGTCGTATAGCATGGTCGCTACATACGCTTGCCAGAAGTCCAGCTTGTCATCTTCTTCCAGCATGATCGACAGGGCTTTCATTCCGTGGTAGCCATGCCGGATCAGTGTGATTACGATGTTCTTTCTGTTCTTTTCCTTTGTTCGGTATACGATGAAAAAAAATTGATGAGGTCATCATCCTTCAGGACTTCTTCAAAGTCACGGATGGTCTGCATGAAGGGCTGCTCCCGGATTGCCTTTTTGTTTTTGTTCTGCATGATGCTCAGAATTTCGTACAGGTCTTCTCTGTGTTCCTGCAGAAGTATCGGGAGGATTCTCTTTGCTGATTTGGAGATCTTTACAATGAGCGGGCCATCACCCATTGCGCCTATATCTTTAAGAGCTGCTACTGTCTTTTCGTCTTCTGCAATCGCAGAGAACGGAGTCATGATTCGTACCAGAGCGTCTGTCGCTTTATCCGTTGGCATGGAGGATAGTTTCATCTGCTTATCTCCTTATTATAAAAAATCATCTTTTATAAAAGGCTGGAGATAACTCCAGCCTTTTATAGTTTCACGGTGTGCTTCCCGGCGTGGCTGAATCAGCCGGTGTGGCTGGAGCCGGTGTGGCTGGATCATCCAGAAAATCCACCTGGAAGGGCGCATAGTCGTAGTCATTCACATTGCTCTGGTACGCATGGAATTCGACAGGCATGGTTCCTTCGCCCTTATCTGTAAAGGTAAAGTTCATACCGTTCTCATTCAGCGCATTCTTGAGCGTGATCGCTACAAAGCGACCGTCTGCCAGGTCACCGACCCACACGAAGTTCGGGATATAGTCGGTATCCTGAATCTGTGTGTGCATGGTGACTGTGGTTCTGTTTCCGTCAGTTGTCACCTCGCCTGTTGCGAGGACACGCTGGAAGTTCCCAGGCGTGATTTCCAGAAGGGTTGTGGTCAGCCTTGCATCTACATCGTCAACGAAAGCACCGCCAACAAAGCGGTATCTGGCTCCGTCTACGTCAGGCTCACGAATCGTGGAGTTGACCACAAACTGGCCACCGCCCCTGGTGGCACCGAGGATTTTGGTTCCTTCCTCAATTGCAGACACAAGGGCTGCTTTCAGTGCTGACGCAGTTGTATATGCTGTCGTGTCAAAGTTAATCAGGAAGATTCCAGCGTTAAGCTGGAGATTTTCGTAGGTTTCCGGTCTGATAGGACTGGTATGTCCTGCTGCAGGCATTTTATTCACCTCTCTTGGCTGTTGTTCTCTTGTATGATGCTGTGTAATCCAGAATGGAAACGTTAAGTACAAACCTTCGCACCATATCGTCATCCGGGTCATCCATCCGTATCATTGCTGGATTTCCCGGCAGTAGTCTTATGGCACCATCGTCTGTTTCTAACACACAGTTCCCGTCTGAAATCGCAGAGACAATTTCGGATGCCTTTTCCGTTACTTCTTTCCATGAGCCTGTTCGGTACCAAACAGACACGGTTAGGTTGGTCCGGGAATCAAAAACGCCCAGTTCAAGCCCATACGTAATGTATGGCATGGCTGGAGTCGGATCCCCTGTAGGAATGGTATATTGATCATAGGCTGGCAGGAACTTGTCAAGGAATGCCTGTATCGCCTGTGATTTATCCATTTAGCACCCACTCCTCTGCTGTGCACACGCGCATGTCAAGCCGTGGTCCTGGCGGTGTCTTTTTGTCATCGGCATCAGATGTCACTCTGAATACCTTTCCGTCAGAATTGCGCCTGAACACATCATGGTATTCTAGGATGTAATCCTTTTTTCTGGTTATTACGGAATATAGGCTGGTTACGCCTTGCTTTTCCGCTATCCTTGCTTGCATGGACGAATCAAAAACAACCGCTGCCTGGAATGTCGCACCATCGGTCCATGTGGTTTTATAACCGCCGTATCCATCGTTTACCGTGGTTTTGTTGAGAATTGTGCAGCTCTCCATTGCGTCACTCAGTAGGCTCATCTGATTTTCCTCCATCGCTTGAGCGTTGATGCGAAATGCGCAAGCGCAAGCCCCAGCGCACCTGTCTGTCCGTTGGCACCAGTTCCTTTGGTGTAAGAATATCCGGCGAAACTTTCCGATTGATACGGTTTGTCCGCTTCTTCACCATACTCACTTAGCCATGCATTGATTTCATCGAGTACCTTTGAAAAGGCCAGTGGGACCGCCATGGTCCACACCGCCCCATCAAAGGTTTCGTCTGTAAGGAAAGGGGCCGGATGCTGGTGTACGCCATCATTGAACTTGCTTCCTATGATCCTGTAATACTGACCGTTCTGCAGATATTGGTCACCATCTATCAGAATGCCGTCCTGGATGGTGAATTTTCCAAAGATCCTATTGTCATCAAACCAGTTTTTGCAATCACCGCAGAGATCATCCATTGTCATGACTGTCATGATGTTTCTTTCTCCGTTTTCCTGGTTGTCTTTGCCCTGGGCTTTTTCGGTTTTTCCGTATCACTCTCTGCTATGAGCGGAACACCTTGTAGGTTGTTGTGGCCAGTAAGCTCTTTGATTCTGTTCGGAGACACTTCAAAACCAGGACGGGGGTAATCATCCCCCGTCCTGTAGATATGGTTGCTGTCTTGCAAGTCAGCAAAATCTTTCAGGACTTTGTACATTGGCACACATCCCTTATAAAAATCAGGCGGCGGTGGTCACGGTACGAGTGTAGTAGGTCTTCCCGGTCTGGACGGTCGTGTCAGTGGAAGGGAAGTATTCATTGTTGGCATCCTTTTCAAAGTAGCCAAGGGCAGAGGGATTTGCTCCGCTTGCCGGAGTTACGGAGGTAAACGTTGCCACACCAATGTCAACGTTAGCAATACCATCAAGGTATTCAGCCATAAGGGTAAGGCCCATAAGGGCGTAAGATTCAGACACGGCGGTCTTGTAGTCACCCTGGGTATGGAATCCGATGAGGTTGGTTTCGCCGCTTGTGGTGTATTCAAGGCCAGCCCTGGCAAAATCGGAATCATCAGGAGACACATAGTAGAGAACGATGTTTTCCACCGGAGTAGCGATGATCTTTCCGCGAGGCACCTCAGTGTCGCTGCAAAGAAAGAGCCGGGAATATCCGAGGAAATCCTTGATGTAGTTCATGCCGAATTCGGACTGAACCGTGATATTGGCGGCTCCAAGGTAATCATAGGCATCGAGGATATTGCAGAAACCTACGATTTCAGTGATGCCCTTGTGCATGCCCTTCCACTTGTTCCGCACACGGCCCTGGGCTTCTGCAAGCGCTGCCTGGAAGGTTGCCTTTGCAGACACCAGAGTCCCGGTCTTCATGAAATCGTAGAAACGTTCGATTACGTTCGACTGGAGTTCAAACAGGAACTGGTCATCGGTCAGGCCGATGGCGTCATCGTAGCCATGCTCGTTGATGGCTTCAATGGAGACGGCTTTTGCGAACTTCTCCACATTGATGGCGGCATAGTCTTTAGTAAAAACGTTGGCCTGGGAGTACGGGATTTCCTCGCCCTCGCCTACCGCGCCGTTCTGAAGGGTAACGACCGCATACTTGGACTTCAGGACGGTACCCGGAGTCTTGCGGATGGTGCGCATAATGCCCATGATATCCCTCATGTGGTCCCAGTTTGTTTCAAACCGGGTTACGAAGTCTACTTCACGGGCGAGAGTATCTACGTTTGCCTTTTTGGTGAGATTGGCTTTTGCCATGTTGATCACTCCTTCTTTTCATATCCGAAAAGTTCATAGTTCTCAGCAATGAGTTTCTGACGCTCATTCCTGTCTTTGACTTTCATGATATCGGCTTTTGTCATGCCACCGCCGTTGCCACCGCCAGGGGGCGTGTGTGTCCCGGCTCCCTGTGTTTCAACATTGCCGATGTACTCAGACCATTCCTGCTTGATTGATTTCAGGGTTTCGGCTGAGTTTTTGATTGTGCCGTCATCATTCAGGTCAACTTTGGAAAGGTCTGTCAGTCGCATCACGGCATCATGTCGCTTATCAGAAACGCCAGCTTCTTTAAGCAGTTTCCGGTATGCGGCATCCTTCTTTGCTGTGATTTCCTTCTTCCCCTGTTCCGTCTTGTAATCTTCGAAGTCCTTTGTGGATTTCTGATACTTCTCTTTCCAGGTGGTCCCGTCAGCATCAAAGGCTGCTGTTTTTGCTTCTGCCAGTTCTTTCTCGGTCTGAGGCAGTTTTTCCGCATCCGCTTTGTACTTATCCCTGTCTGCTTTGAGGGCATCAGTTACGGCGGTGTGCTCTTCGATGATGGTTTCGATCTTTTCCTTGTCGATTCCGAGTGCCTCTAAAAACTTACGTGTAAAAGCCATTTATCCAATTCTTCCTTTCTTTGGACGCGATACCTTGCGCCATTGGAAATGTATATAAAAAGCGCATCACGTTACTTTGTGCTGCGCTTGTTTATATTAAATGTTAGACAGACACGCTTTTGCGATGTCTTTGTATTCATCCAGGTGGTTTTCAATCGATGGGAGCAAGAACGGCCTTGCTGCCATCTTTGATGTTCCCAGTTCGATATCACTGTGTTATCGCAAGGCTTTTTATCCTTGCTTCATGCGGTTTTTCATCCTGCATGGTCGGCGTACATTTTCACCCGTGCTGGGTGTCGGACACTCTTGGATGGCTTATTGCTTCCATGTCGCTCACCATCTACGCTCTACGGTGGCAGTGGT